TGCTAGTAGAGCCAAGAAGGTCCGTGGTAAATGGAAACTCTTTAAGGATTCTGTTGCCATGGCTAAGTTATCTAATTTGGTTGCTACCCTTGTTGCTGCAGGTATTCTTGGTGAGAAATTTAACCCTACCATCGGTGGTCTTAAAATGTTTCGTACCAAACTTCCTTTTAAAAAGATGACTGTTATGGATATGACTGATGTTGTGATTGATTCCGTCTGTTTCTTCATTGAAGGCGGATATTTGTATTTCACACATAATGATCCTAGTCAAATTTTGTATGGAGATGACGAAATGAAATGTATCGATGAAGAGTATACTTTTCTTATGAAGGCTTCCCTTTTAGCACCTGCCGGTAATCTTATGAAACTGAATTTAAAAGCTAACGAGTATTGTAAGCGTTTAAATGACTTGGAAAACAAGTTGCGGAATATGCTTTCGTGCACTAGTGACTTTCAAGTCAGGAGGATGATTCAAGAAAAGATGGCCATGGTAGCTAGATGGAACACTTCTTTCCAGGAGTATCGTCTCAATGGTGGGCTTCGTGCAGCACCTTTTGGCTTGTGCTTCAATGGTGGCTCTAGTGTTGGAAAGTCCACCGTTGCTATAATTACTTATATTTGTCTTATGCCTGCTATAGGATATTCTAACTCACAAGAGTTACTCGTTAATTTGCAGATGAAGAAGTATATGGATAATTATAGATCATATATTAACGCTGTCATTTTTGATGATGTTGCCAATACTCGCCCTGAATTTGAAACTGAATCCCCTATTCGCACAGTAATAGATGTTTTTAATAATATACCCTATTACGCGAATATGGCAGAAGCTGCTATGAAAGGAAAAGTTTCTATTGTCCCTTTATTGGGTATGGCCACTACGAACAAGCAGGATCTGGATGCACGTATTTATTCTAATGAGCCTATTTCTATATTACGTCGTTTTAACTATCATATTACAGTTCGAGTGACACCTGAATATGTAGGTCTCAATGGTGGTTTAGATACTGCAAAAGCAACTGCTTGGGCACATAACAATCCTGGTGAAGTTTGTCAACCTTTCTGGAGATTTGATATTACCCAAGCTGTTAATGCAGGAACCGGTGCTTCCCGTTATATATATTTTGAACCTGTCAAAAATGCTGATGGTATTATTATGACAGATTTAAATATTGAACAGCTTTTGGAATTCCTTATTGTTAAATTTAAGGAACATCACAAACGTCAGGAAGAATTGTTAGCAAATAATAAGAAGATGTACCAAACACCTTTCTGCAAAGCATGTGGCTTGATGAAGAAAATGTGCAATTGCAAGATAGATGGTATTAAGGTTACCGGCTCAAATTTTTCAGACCCTGCCTTCGTGCCTGATTATTTTCCCATAGGCAAAGAAAATTTAACTTACGAGGAGATGGTTGAGCTTGAGCGCACTGAGGAGAAAGGTATGCCCACTCTTATTGAATCTAACCTCTGGGATGATGATGACGATGAGGATTCTGTTAGTGACTGTACTGTAGGTGTTGAGGAAGTGTGGGGAGTAGAGCCCCCAGACGTAGCATCTTTTGAGGAGAAATCTCAAGCTACTTCGGATGGAGTTATTGAAAACCAAGCTGGAAGTCCTTATACACCCCGTGAGTTTTGTTTTTATGCTTTCTTGTATCATAATGCTTTGATTGCAAAAACAAGTATGTCAGTGGCTAGATCTTTCTTTACCAATTCTTTCTTCACATGTATCTATAGAAGTCTGGGATTATCCTCTAGTAATATTACGTATTCTGAGTGGCGTGCAAGTTCCACCACTAGAAGTATGTTCTGGTCGATAGTCGGAGTGATGTGCACACTTAGGGTGTTCTATTTCTCGTGGTTCATAGTGGAGTCTCTACCTTGGACTTTTTGTACCATCTTTTCTCGTGTGTGTGAAGTTGCATATTCGCATACTGATGGTCTATCCCATATAGCTTACATCTTCGAGTTCTTATGCAG